AATTCCTTGGGAATAAGGCCCTCAAAACCAAACCTACATAACACTTAAATATATTTTTGCCTATTTTTTGCCGTTTATCTAAGGATACACGATATTTTTGCCGACATGCCTACTTAAAACCAAATGTACAAAAATTTACTTTTGGTTTAATCTACCTTTAATTTATACCCCTTTTAAATGCCATTTGGCTGCCCTGGGTTTAATTTGACCATGATAACTGTGCAAATATACGTAAAAACCCATTAAAACAAGCTAAACAGCCTTTTTCTATGCCGGTAACGGTACTAAGTTTTATTATCATCTTCCCGATGCCAGGAACATGATCAAAAAAAGTGATTTAAATCGAAAAGTAGAGTTGGACGGGCAGTTGGACGGGCAGTTGGATGGGCAAATAGTTACTATTCATAAGGGTAAAATGCTCTGGCAATGGGGCTAAAATGTTAATATTTCACTATTGCCCCCCCCATAATCCACATATACAACCGATTTAAAAAGGCTTAAAAGACTGAAAAACAGTATAAAAGCATAAATATACTATTAAAAAGTGCGGAAAGAGGATAAAAATCAATTATTCGAGGCGGATTGCACCTAAAACCAATGCAATATTATGTATCTGTTTTTTTTGCAGTTCAAACGGATCATATTTTTCATTATCCGATACAATTAATAATGTATCGTCTGTTTTCCCCTTTTTTACTCTTTTTATCAGCGGCCCCTGATCAGTGTCGAGTACATAGACCTTATTCCACTGAAAAAAAGTATCTAAAGGCAGTTTTTTACAGGCAACTATGTCGCCTGAGCTATATTTGGGATACATGCTATTGCCTTTTACCGATATTAAAAAGTCGGCTCCTTTAAAAACAGGCACTACATAATGATCGCATTCATGTTCAAGTACCTGCATATCTCCGGTAAACGCTCCAGCCATAGCTGTTATTGGTATTAATGGTATACCTGATCTGCCTTTTGTTTTTAAAGCAACTGGCAAATCATTTTTTACCATAGTCCCATTACCCGTAATTAACCAATCAGCATTTACTTCATATTTGTTTAGTAATTTTTCAATAAAATCATAACTCGGTTTGTTTTTACCTTTATATATATTTAGTAATACAGCTTCAGAAATACCAGTTTCTTGTGAAAATTTATATCTCGTAACATTATAAAAATCAAGTATTTGAAAAATTCTTTCGTTAATACTCAATATTTTTTCATTTTTTTCTTGCATTACTCAATATATATTTAGTATCTTTGATGAAAATTTAAACAAATGTACAAAACGAAAAGGCCAATTGCAAGTAAAATCAAAAATATCAAAGGCGACCTTTATAAAAAGGCTGCTAAAAAATTCAATACATCCTACGGCTATGTAAGCATGATATGCACTGATCCTAACAGGGGACAAAGGGGCCTGGGAAAACAAATTAAGGAATACCTGGAGAAAGAAATAGCAAAACAACAAAGGTAACACCTATATATAAATATCCGGCACCGGAAAAAGTCGTCTCAAAAAAATCAAGTATTATTCTAAAACATCTTTTAAAATGTCAAAAACAACAATTGTAATTGAAATTGATTTTGGAGAAAAACCAGGCACAAAAACACTCAAAAGGACAGTCACCGTAAACGGGGAGGTCGGGTATTATGATGAAATACCAATGAATATGATTTCAAACGACAGAACGCCTATAAGCGCATTTGACAGATGGCTACTTGGGTATAAAGAAACTGAGAGCCGTTGTGATATTTGCTGCTATGGAGGTAAGAGTAGCGATCTTTTCTGGGACACTTGGTTTAAGACTCTCAATTTCAAGCAAAAGCTTCTCTATGTTCTTTTTAAGAAGCTCCTCCTGAGCGACAAAGCCACCGCGAGAGAAAAAGTCACACGCCTCTACATTAAGGAGAACCCAGGCATCTGTAAGTCTTAAATTTATATTACCTATAAACCCTATGCGCTCAAAATACTGCATTATTGCATTGGCATCTGTAAAATCCAAACCCGTGGTTGACAGCATTTCTTTTGTTTCGAAATGTTTTTGCACTCCGCAGGGTATGTTTTCACATAAATATTTAAGGACACTGTCTTTCTTTTTGTCAGTTATCATATTACTTAATATTTAAAGGTTAGCACTGCAAATATAAGTAATACTTCCCGGATGGTCGCAGAGGCTGTTCGACTCAGCCTCCGGGAACCAAAAATAAGAAAACCAGTGGAATACCACAATAACATGTTTTGCATCACTATTGACGAATGGACAGCCTGCGGAATGTCTTATGAACTATATGTCAGTGATAAAAAAAGAGGCTATCTTAAAGTAGCGCGTACAGGTGGGAACGGTCGTAAGGCCCTGATTGAGTTCGACAGCATTGCCAAACTTGAGCGTAAAAACGCAATACTTAATATGTATGGTGATCCCCGCCAAAAAGCAGCCAGCGGAACACTCCGCGAACGGATAAAACCAGATGCCAAAGCCCTGGAGTTTTATTCTAACTTTCAATTATCTGACGGCAGATCATTGCCCGAAAAGAACATCAGGGAATATTGCCAGAACGCCTCAGTTCTTAATGCCGTTCACGAAATTCTATCTGAAGCTAAGGTTGCCCGTAGAGCTGCCGGATACGGTGACTCAAAACACTTTTTTATAAAAGCAGCCGTCACAATTACCAGCCTGGCTGAGGAGTTTGCACACACCCTGCCCCATAATCACCGACACATACAGCGAGTTTACAATAAATACATTACGGAAGGTTATTACGGCCTGATCTCCGGCAAATTCTGCAACGATAACAGCCGAAAGGTATCAAACGACATCGAACACCTGATCATGAGCATATACGCGATGGATAACAAGCCTTTTGCAGCCTCCGTACATGAATTGTATAACTCATTTGTCCAGGGTAAGATTGATGTGGTTGACCGCAGAACCGGCGAACTGTTTGACCGGAATCTTTTCATTAAAAAAGGCGCACCAATCGAATTATCCGACTCAACGATATGGAACTATCTGAACAACCCAAAAAACAGGGCCATCGTTGACAAGGCTCGCTCCGGACAATTCCAATATAACAACACTCACCGGCCACACCATCACAGGCATAGTCCTTTCTTTAGCTTCAGTAAGATTTCTCTTGACGACCGCGACCTTCCGCGCAAATTGACGGACGGCAAACGCCTGAAGGCTTATTATTCTTACGATGTAACCAGTGGCTGCGTGATCGGCTATGCTCACTCACGCGATAAGGATGAAAAGTTATTCCTGGACTGCCTCCGGAACATGTTCCAGTTGATAGAACGCAATAACTTCGGTATGCCGATGGAAGCTGAAGTGGAGCATCACCTGGTGAACAAGTTTTTTGATGATCTGGCGCTGATGTTCCCGTTCTTGAGAATATGTAATCCCGGAAACTCACAGGAAAAACGCGCCGAACATTTCAATAAGGCCAAAAAGTACAGTGTTGAAAAAGGGATGCATAAAGATATTGGACGCTGGTGGGCCAGGTGCGAAGCTTACCGCATAGATGTTGACAAGGTCGATAATGAGTTTAAGGAAAAGGGCTACACGCTTGAGCGCCTTGTAGCTGATGATATAGAGAGCATCAAGCAGTACAATAACCAATTACACCCGCGCCAAAAGGTTTATCCGGGTAAAACACGCTGGCAGGTACTTCAGGAAAATATGAATCCGGCTTTAGCACAGGTGAACAAGGCCATTCTTTACAAAACCATTGGCCATAAAACCGAAACGACCATTAACCGCAATCAATATGTGACCGTTCAGCATGAGAAGTACCAGTTACCAAGCCCGCAGATCATTGAGCGCTTAATGCCGAATAATTACTGTACAGATGCTTACTACTTAGCTGATGATAACGGCCAGATCCCTGCTGTATATCTTTATCAAAACGGTACTTACATCTGCAAGTGTGAAAAGATAGTTGCTTACAACGAGTCGAAAGCAGAGCAGACGGCGGATGATGCCATGAATTACGAAAGCCAGTCAAAGTATGTGTCATCATTTGACAAAATGACTAAGGATGGCAAAAAAGCCCTGGCGAAACCGGTGATCATCAATATTGAAGAAATAAACGCCATTGTAGAGACAGCGGTGCAGACGGTTGCAGTCGTAGATACCAATTTTATTAAAGAAGATGACATTAACGAACTTCTGGCAGAGTATGATCCGGAAGAATATAAAGGTAAGGCACAAGTATCAATTTAAATATTAATTAAAACACCAAAACACCATGGTTACAGAAGAATTAAAAACAAGAGTAATGGCGGAACTGCAAAATCGCAGGACGCTGTTTGGCGGTTCGGACGCTAAGTTTGCCGTGTCGCTTGGAATCAACAATGCTATTTATAGTCGCATGAAAAATGGCGAAACAAGACAGGTTTTAAGCGAGGCAATGTGGATAAGCCTGGCTCGCCAGTTTGGCGTGTCGCTTAAAGAAGAAAGCCAATGGAAAACCGCGAACACTCCGGTATTTCAATACGTCACAGAGCAGCTTACCAAATGCCAGAACGACAGCATCAGCACCATGCTTTGTGATGCTGCCGATATCGGAAAAACTTATGCTGCAAAAATCTATGTAAAATCTAACAAAAACGCCATTTATGTAGATTGCAGCCAGACAAAATCAAAACAAAAACTAATTCGGTTTATTGCAAAGGAATTCGGGGTTGGGCATACCGGAAGGTATAACGATGTGTATGAGGATTTGGTGTTTTATCTTCGTTCTATCGCCAACCCCGTTATTATTCTGGACGAGGCAGGAGACCTGGACTATTCAGCATTTTTGGAACTGAAGGCGCTGTGGAATGCTTCTGAGCGCTCCTGTGGCTGGATGATGATGGGAGCTGACGGCCTGAAAGAAAAAATACGCAGGGCCATCGACTGTAAAAAGGTTGGTTACACTGAAATATTCAGTCGTTATGGCAAACGTTACCAGCGCGTAACGCCTGAAGGCCGTGAGGAGTATGATAAATTTGCAAAACTCCAGGCAGCGCTGATTATCAAAGCCAATGCACCCGAAGACACAAAGCTTCAGGAACTGATCCATAAAACTGATGGCAGTCTTCGCAGGATATATACTGAAATTTCTAAACTTTAAAAATGGGACGAGCAGTGTCAGTGAACCAACTACTAAATAAGCGCAGGAAACTCCTTCAATTTGAAGGGGAGTGGCTCGATTGTTTCGGGGCTCCGGAACTTGCCGGCAGTTGGTTTATTTGGGGTAACTCCGGGAATGGTAAAACATCTTTTGTGCTTCAGCTTTGTAAATACCTTACAAAGTTTGGCCGGGTGGCATACAACAGTATGGAAGAAGGTGACTCTGAAAGTATGCGCCTTGCATTTATACGCACCGGAATGGAAGAGTGTAAGCGCAGAATCGTATTACTGGACAATGAGTCTATTCCCGAACTTAAAATACGCCTGAAGGGGCACAAAGCGCAAAAGATCGTAGTGATTGACAGTGTGCAATATTCAGGCATGACGTACCCGGAATACAAAGAACTTAGAAACGAGTTCCGGGACGTGCTATTTATCATTATCAGCCATGCTGAAGGTAGAAACCCTGCCGACAGACGTGCTGCCTCCATCCGGTACGATGCCTCCGTAAAAGTCTTTATTGAAGGCTACAAGGCATATATCACCAGTCGCTATCGCACCGGAGACGTAAAAGAATACGCTATCTGGAAAGAACAGGCAGAAAAATTTCATTCAACTTCAACTATTTAAACAACATTAAAACTCAAACCTATGGAAATCCAAGTAAAAATTGAAAACGTACACATCCATATTCCTGGTGTGGAACAGGCGCCAGTACTAACCGGTGATCAGTTAAAAACTGAACTCGAATCCTTGTATAAGGCAATAACAGGTATGATGCTTAACTCCGAAGCCAGGATAACGAAGTATATTGAAGAGCATTATTTACCTGTTCGGGTCGGCATCTCATCTTTAGATGATCTGGATAAGTATGCAGAAAATATAAAAGAACCTACAGAAAATCAAAATAAAGTTGCAGATGATGCAAATATAGTTGCAGATGATGCAAATAAATTGACTTCTAAAGCCAAAACGTCCAAAGAGAAAATATGTATAGAATGTGGCAAAGAATACAAGCCCATAAGCAATGCACAGAGAAAATGTAAGGAGTGTGGTAAAAATGGAATAACTCCCGAGTATGAAAAACAAAAAAAAGCAGTACAGAATAAAAAGTGGAGATTAAAGAAAAACCAAAAGCTGACTCCGGAGAAGGAAGCCGAACTGGAGGCTGTATTGAACGAAATTGCGCTGAGTCAGAAAAAAACCTACGTAATATCTAAGTGATCTTAACAATATAAAAACACTCAACTATGGAAACAAAACACAAAATCACCTACGTGTTCAACCCGGCGGAAAACAGGTTGACAATTTTTGACAAAGGCAAACCGGTTGGCGGCTTTGTCGGAGACATGGCCAATAAAAAGTTTTATGAATTGCTCGAAACGGGCGCAGAAATAAGCATAGGAGGAACTAACGTGAACAAAAGTCTTAAAATTCGCCAATTACGCGCACTGTGGATCAGGCAGGGCTGCGATCAGTATCGCGATGCCATTCTCGAACCTTATGGCGTAACTTCCACAAAGGACTTGACCGAAGCGCAACTTGACAAGCTGATTGCAAGTTTCACGCACACCAACAAAAGCGATGCACCCCTCGAAGTGAGAGGCGCACGCAGTTTAAACCTGAAGCTGCTAATGGAGCTTGGTGTATACGACAATACCGGCGACTGGACACGCGTAAACGCTTTCCTGATGGATAAGCGCATTGCTGGAAAGCTGTTGTACCAAATGACACTCGAAGAGCTGAAGGCACTCACGGTAAAACTCCGGGCCATCATCATGAAGAATGCCCAGGAAGCAAGAGAAATAAAGAGATTGACTATTAGTAATTAATTTAAAACGTAAAGAGATGATACAAAAAGTTAAAGAAAAACAGTGGAAAGATGAAACCGGTCGCAACATACCTATTGAGTATATA